TTTGACGAAATGGAGTCAGGTGATTCGTTCTTCATCCCTTGTACCGACAACAAAAAGATTGGCTACATTCGGGCACAGATCAATGCTGTAAAAAAGAAGTACCCAACCAAGATAATTTCTACCCGCAAGGAAGATTATGGTCTGCGTGTTTGGATGATCAGCAAGGAGTAAGCATGAAAGAAACACAATCGTTTGGCATGACAGAGTTTCAGGTCATGCAATGGGCTGAGGCTCGTGGCATCTATGAAAATGGCACAGCACTAGGCCAAGCCAGCAAGACCGTTGAAGAAGCCTGTGAGTTGTTGGTAGCAATTGCCAAGGATGACAAGGCTGAAATTGCTGACGCTATTGGTGACGTTATGGTCACACTAGTCAATGTGGGTGTCTTGACTGATCTGGATGTGCGCCAGTGCTTTTATCAGGCATTTAAGGTCATTGAAAATCGCAAGGGCTACATGAACAAAGACGGTCAGTTTGTAAAGGAGTCGTAATGCCATTTACTGTTTCAGTATCTGCACTTGATAAACAAGTATCAGGCAACCACTACAAAGACAAAGGCATCCAGCCCATTGTCTACATCCATGCAAATGATTTAGGGTTTTGTGAAGGCAACGTCATCAAGTACGTTACCCGCCACAAAGAAAAGAATGGTGCTGCCGACATCAAGAAAGCAATCCATTACCTAGAACTGCTTTTGGAACTGGAGTACAAAAATGAACACCCTGCCGTTTGATTACTCAAGATGTCAGCCAGAGCTACCAGACTCACACTGCAAGAACTGCCGCAGATGGTTTCATCACCCTGAACAAGTGAACAATCCTTACGGTCAGTCTTTTGTCAGTGTTGAGTCTAGTACATCAGAGGCTTGCTGCTATATGCCAATTTCACTCTTGAAGAAATAGGGCAATCTCTGCCTCCCGCCTTTTAACGAGTCCGGGCAAGACTTTCCCGCCTCCCTTTACCCAAACTCGGAAAGCCTCCGCAGCACCCTCCCAATCGCCTCTATTAGCCCTCATACGGATAGTAGAGCGTTGGAGGTTGCCTAGTCCGAAATTGAAGGATATAGAGACAAGAGCGTCAAAGCTGCCTTGACGGCCAACACAGCCGGGAACAAGTCGTAGAACACCACGTTCAAAATGAGCAATGCTGCGGTCGAATAACTGATTGATTTCTTCCTTTGACCAGACACGGCTGTCCTCCTGACGCAGTGGATACTCTTTTCGAATCATGCCCGTGTAACCTTCTTTGCGGACAACAGGTAGGCGGATCTGGTCTTGATATAAAACCTCTCCAAAACCGACCGTCCAAATTTGCGCCGGGCAAAGGTATGGTTTGTTTCTGCACCCCTCAAAGCGGTGCATCAGGTCTGCGCCAGCTTTGGACAGTTTCACTTCTTGCTCCAGCCTCTTGACCCAAACCAGTAGCCCAAAATTCCACCAAGCATAGCCATCTCATCAGGGCTAAAGATGATATCAATGTAACGCATTACGTCATCCATGCTGGTAATCAGACCGGGGTTGTTCCACAGGTAGTAGCACAGGAAGGCGTTAATCGCCACCAGTTCAGCAACGAAAATGTAAGTCACTGTTGGACGGACAGTACCCACGTAGTTGGCAACCCACGTAGATGCCTTGGCAAGCACTGCCTTGTCGTGGTCCTGAGCGCCTTTGACCATCTCAGATTCGGCTTCGGCCATCTGCGCTTGGGTCTGCATAGCGACTTGCTCAGTGCGGATTTCCTCGACACGGGCTTGGGCGGCAAAGCCAGCAGCGGCCATCTGCAACTCACGCTCAGTCTGAATTTGTGCCAATGCCAGTTCGTGCTTTTGGTCGGCCTTGTTTTGAAAGTACTCCAGCAGCTTGGGCAAGCCTGAGATCAGCAGACCTCCAAGGGTTGAGATGAGAGACAGCATTTACTTTCCTTTCAATTGCGACACGACCCAAAGGCCGATGGTCATGAGAACACCTAACAGCGAGACAATCAGACCCCACATGAGGGTGAGCCAAATCTTTGCTTTACGTGCAGCCTTCCTGCGGAACTCAGCCTTTTCTTCAGCCTCACGCCGTTGCTTGGCTTCTTTCTGGAACTTGAGCCAGTCATCCCAAAGGCCAGCCCTGCCGTGATACACCATCATGCGTTTGAGTTCGGCCTCGTTGTTTTTGATCTGCTCAAGGGCTGCAAACGCTTCCATGTCGTTGCCGCTGTTGGCCTTTTTTTGAATAGCGTTCTTGTTGTCGAAAAAGTCAAACAACTTCTGACCAGCAGCCATGATGTCGCCGCCGTTTTGGACGGTTTCTTTGATGACAGCAAACGCAGCGTTGCAAACAGCAAGTTCAGCCAACATAAAAAACCCAGATTAAAACTTTGACGCACCAAATGACAAGACCAACAATAAGGGCCGCAGCGATGAAACTGACGGCCCAGTCTTTCATTTGAATTGGTCTTTAAATGTTTGCCAGTAAATGGCAACAGCAACACATACCCCACCTACATACAAAATGGGTTTGGCAAGTTTGCCAAGTGTCTCAAGGACTAGAAAAGCACCAGATGCTGCCTGAAACGCAGCCACGACACCTTGAGTGTTCTGGTCAATACGGTCAACTTTCTGTTCGACAAGAATAAGGCGAGAGTAGATCTCAGCATGGGATACTTCTTTTTCCATGATTACCTCGGGTAAGCAGATGCAGGAGTCAGGCCACGACCACCACCGACTTTAGCGGCATATTCAAGTGCTTGTCTACGCTTCTTGGCAATCTCTGTCTGGGCATAGGGACTGCCCAACAACATGGCATTTTGCTGATATTGCATTTGCTCAGGTGTGAGAGTAGAGCCTTCACCAGCAGAAGACATGGTAAATCCTGGGGGCATAACAGCTTCAAGTAAGTTAGTTAATGCCGCACCACGTTGATCAGCAGTCTCTGCCTTAGCAAGGTCAGGGATGGCAATCAGAGCACCTAGAGTGCCAGCAACCCGTACAGGCTTAGTGCCAGCGCTGGTCTTCTTAGTGATACCGGGAGTCAGTTCAGCAGGTGGCAAACCAGCAGCTTTGGTTTCAGCACGAGTAGCCCTGCCCAACAATTTGTTGATGTCCTTAGACTCTTGGATAGCCAACTCGTTTGTCAGCGGGAAAAGACGATCTGTGTATGCCTTGGTGTATTCAGCTTGACCAATGTTTTGACGGGGAGTGTCAATGTATTGAGCGCCAGGAACAAAAGCAAAGCCCCTTGGCACTTGATTGATGTCAGCATAGTCAGGCTTGAATTTAGGCTCACCTTTTTTGTTCAATGCTGCTTCTGGACCCATGCCAGCAAAGGCAGGTTTACCAGTACCTGTAAGCAGTTCCTGAGGAGGTGCAACAGGCTGTGGTGAAGCTTGTGGAGCAGATTGATTAGGAGTTTCCTGAATCAGTTCTTTGACGGTATCGTTGACGATACTTGTCACAGGAGAGCCAGGTCCAGCAGTAGGTGTTGGTGCAGGAGCGTCTACAGGTGCTGCTGTAATAGGTGTTGAAATAGCCTCAGGAGGGGCTACAGGGGCTGTTTTAAAAGCAGCGTCCATGTCAGCAACAGTTGGCGGCATAGTAGGGGCTGTAGGAGGTACAGGCTTGCTACCTAGTCCTAATTGCTTGTTGGCCTCAATAATTTGCTGTGCTTGCTGTAAACGATCTGGTTGAGCAACAGGTTGTGGTGCTTGTTGTGCAACTGGTAAAACATCCATTGTTGGGTCAATACGCAACCCAAGACCCCCAGAAGACGGAGGTGTATTACTTCTTCCCATCAATTGACTAGCGCCATAGATACCAGCACCAATAGCAGCTAGGCCAGCAGGAAGATGCCACCAATCATTGCCAAGACGTTCTTGGATCTGCTCCAATGACCCAAGCTTAAAGCCACCCTCATCTTTTTCAAAGGGATCTGCTTTTGCAGGGTCACTGGTTTGAAACTTGATCTCGTTTTCAATCTCAGATTCAGGAATGCCAGCAGCAGTAGCTGCTTTGCGATATCCCTCAACATCAAATGCTGCCATTGTTATCTCCCGCCAAATTGTTTAGCCAAATCACGGGCTGATGGCCCTTTAGACTTGATCTCAGGGTTCTTCAAAGAGCGACCACGGATAGATTTCGGCTGCTCTTTAGGTGTTTCACCAAGACCAATAGATCTGAATTCAGCAGGTGTTTCTCCTGTTGATGGACGGCTCTGTGCTGGTCTACGCAAGATTTCACGGTTTCTGTCAGCAAACTGTTGACGCAATTCACGGAAAGCATCTGTACGGGCAAAAGCACTTTCAAGCTCACCAGCAGTAGGAACCTGAGACTTGGGATACCTAGCAAGTTGCGCCTTACGCCAGTTAGCAAATGCTTGTGTAGCGTCTTGGTTGAACTCACCGATCAAAGCCAAAGCTTCACCACGCACAAACTCGTCACCAAGCTGATAGCTTTTTGGGTTTACCAAGAAAGGCAGATTACCGTGCTTGGCAGAAAGTTCAAGTTGAGTTTTCTCAACCATTTGCTGGATGTCCAAAACACGGCCAAGGTTTTTCATCTCAGATTCACCTAAACCTTTAAACACTTCAGATTGAATGAAGTCTTGTTTAGATTGGGCAAAGTTTCTGTCAAACTGAGTTCCGCTTGTCAGACTGTTTTGAGCTTGGTCCAAGTCATTCTTGGTTACTGCTTCACCAGATTTTTTAACCACAGATCCATCTGCACCAATTCTCATTCCAAGAGATTCAAGAACAGTATTCAATGATGTTTGCTGTGCTTGACCCAAAGAAACATTTTTGTTGTCCACCTTTTGGCGCAAAGCATTCAATCCCTCGGATACTGTTTGCGAGTATCCAAGAGATCTGTTTGTAAAAGTGCCAATAGCTTTACGCTGCTCTTCACTAAGATCAGCACCAGAAAGGTTTTGCAGTCGTTGACGCAACTCGCCATACATCTCTTTAAGCTCTGGAGCCTTAGCAAAATAATCAGCGGTGGCTAGGTTAGCTTTGTTAAATGCTTCAGTGTTGAACTTGGCTATGTCTTTTTTCTGTTGATAGCCAATTGCCTCTTGCAAGGAATTAACAACTCCTCCACGAGCAGCAACTTCTGCGCGAGTCAGCGGTTGACCTGTGTTGGCATCTACAGCTTTGATGACTGTGCCCAATTCATTTATTGTTTTCTCAATTGGACTTCCGCTTTGAACGTCATAAACAATTTTTTTTGTTTCAGTTCCACCAGTAACAAACGTGCGCCAATTAGGATTGCCAAGCAATAACTCAACAAACGCCCTCATCTTCTGAGGTTTGTCAGCCATGTAATCAATGGTCTTGCCGACAGCAATACGGCCTTCTGGAGTTCCAGGACCACCCTTGTCCATTACTGGCTTGATGTCCTTTTGGAATTCATCCAAGTTCCGTTGCATGATTTCAGCAGACCGTTTAACAACAGGCTCAAGCTCAGTTCCTTTGACTCGACTTGTCAAAGAGTACATAGAAACAGGATCACCATTAGATGCAGCATCTTCATACATAGATGCCACATCAAAAGTCTTTGCTGTAACGGGCGAAACTGCACCACCTACAGGCTCGGGATTGTTTATGTCAGGAGGAGCAACAGCACCAGTTTGAACTTGAACTGGAGCAACAGGGTACATTGTGTCTTGCATGATGTTTATCCCATTCCCATAAGTTTCATTAATTTTCCTGATTTATCTTGAGCGCTTCCAAAGCCTGGAATCTGCTGATATTCATTACCTGTCAAAGTAACTTGATTGCTTGTATCAGGAGCCAATGGATTGAAATCAGTTGGGTTTTGTAGGGATGATTGAGGGCTGCTTGATTTAACACCCCAAAAATCATCAACCTGACCATCGCCGTCAAGATCTTGTATTGGCATTACGCTTGGAGCAGCTTGGGGCATTGGAGTAGACCTAGGAGCTACTGCACCGGGAATATTTGCATTAACGCCAATTGAAGGCGCAGCAGGAACAGAAACGCCTTGGCCCAAAGCAGGAGCAGGAATTGGGCTAGGTGAAGAACCTCCGCTACCAGCCAACATAATTCCAGCCAAATTTGCTAATGGGCTGTTTTTAATTTTTGCAACTGCTGCTTGAATTTTTTTGGCAGGAGATTGGCTATTCATGTACCTGCGAGGATCGCCATAATTTCCAAAACTTTCGGCAAATGGCGTGTCTTTTGTGTTCATGATTGCCCCTTAAAAGCCAAAGCCCTTGCTGCTTGTACGTTGACCCTGAGTTCCTTGGAAGCTTGGGGTTGTAGATGCTTGTGGTGTACCGTAGATGATCGATGCGTACTTGGACAACACATCCTGTGGAGCACCAGCAAATCCAATACGACTTGCAGCAGATTGTTGAGCAGCAGACAAACCACTTTGACCAGCACCCAACAAAGACTCAGAAGCCCTTTGACGTTGGCTTTCAATGCCAGCAGAGGTTTGAGCAGCAACAGAGCCCAAACGCTGTTCACCAAGGCTTGCAAGGTTGCGAGAAGCCAATGCTTGACGGGATGAACCCATGCCACCAGCACCACCAAACATAGCAGCTTGTTGGCCCATTTGCTCACGAATCTCTTCACGAGCAGGTTGCAACGATGCTTGGATTTGCTCTTGCTTGTACTCAGGGCTAAACAGGTTGGTTAGACCCTCAAGACCTTGCACATACGACTGAGCACCACCGGCCTCTTGCAATTGACCAGCACGACCAGCAACATTCATTGCCGTTTGAGCAGCAGTGGTTGTAGCAGGATTTACTTGTCCATAAACATCACCCGCCATGCCCAGTGTTTTCTGGTAAGCAGGAAATGCTTGTTGAGTAAGAAAACCAGTTTGTGCCCGTAATAGCTGTTTCTGCTCTTCGGTTACAACTGGTGCTGATTGGGAACTACCTTTACCGCCACCCATATGATTAGCCCTTGCCTTTCCCGCCACGATTACGTGACTGCTGAGGTTGAATAGACGCATTATCCCACTGTCCAACAGTATTTGGATACATGTTTGGTTGACCCATCCTAGGCTGACCACCTTGACCTGGGTAAGTGACGCTGCCACCTTTACCCTGTCGAGTTTCAAATTGACCTGTGGGTTGTACAGCAGGGCTCATCATCATGCTCTGATTGGAAGAGCCAGAGTTATATGAGCCAGAAGCTTGAGCGGCTTGCTGCCACTCATTAAACCCCTGCGGGTCTGCATTAATAGCGTTCTGGTCTAAACCGTCTTGACGAGGCCGTGGAGCTTGAAACCCACCTTTGCCCTGAGGTTGTGTAGATGATGCCACTTGTGAAATTGGTGATCCCATGATTTATCCTTGTGGTGGTGTAGGCCAGATGACATTAAATGGATAGCCTGATTGTGAGGTAATGTCTCGCAACTGTTGGCGGTATTCAATCCATGCTTGCTTTGTGTTGAGTGGCACATCAGGAAGTTGAGTCCAGTCTGAAGAATAAAGCAAAGCTTGTCTTTTTGACTTTACTGAAGATTTGGCTGCAACAGAATCTAATATCCATTGTTTTAGTTCATAGTCAAAAACATAAAAACCTTCTGGCTTTGGAGGAATATCAAATATAGCTCCATCTTGTACATACTGACTTTCACAATTTGAAGCAAGCGCAAGAATATCTTCGTCACTTGAAAATGATTGAAGATTTATGTCTTGGCATGAGCCAGACATATTAATTTTTCCAGAAGTTTTATTGTAAATGGTGAATTTCATCTTTTTAATCCAATAACAACCACTGATGTTGCGCCGCCAGCAAATGCTCCTCCTCCAGAGTAACCCGCAGAAAAAGTATGGGCGCCAGTATATGTAGCAACGTGTTCAATTGAAATATTTGTGCTTGGAAAAGATTGTCTAAATCCAGCTTGAGTCAAGTTTGAAGAAATTGTTTGGCTTGATAAAGTGGTGCTGCCTAGTTTTACGTAATGTAATCTGGTCCAAACAGGTGCATCGTAGTCTGGTGAGTTGTTGCATATGCCTGAAACAAAAGCAGTTTCGCCAGTTACCATGTTTACTGTTACTGAGGCATCGTTTCCACTGGATGCTGCAGCGTCTGTAAAAGAAACCTGATTAAGTCCAATTCTTAAAGTATCAATTTGTGCCACACCAATTTTTGCGGTTGTAATTGCAGCATCAGCAATCGCAGCATTGCCAGCAGTAATGCTGTTTGCGGCCATATTTGCGGCCGAAATGGTTGCAGCAGCAATTTGAGTTGCTGTAATTGTTCCGGCAGCAATCTGACTTGAAGTAATTGTATTGGCGGCAATGTTTGCAGCAGTAATTGTTGTAGCTGCAATGTTTGTTCCTGTAATCGTATTAGCAGAAATCTTGTCGCCAGTAATCGTATTCTGGACAATCAAGCTACCAGTGATGTACGTCTGAAACAAAACCCAAGCAGTTGTATATCGATACACAACAGCATTGTTGGAAGAGTTGTACGACACAGTACAAATGTCACCAGCAACAGGATTACGGCCAAGCAAAGCACTGACCTCTGCATTGGTTGGGGCAGAACTGTCGTTGGCAGTACGAGTAATCACATAGGTAGCAGCACCATTAGATCCGTTTGTACCGTTTGTTCCGTTGTTGCCTGATGCTCCAATAACGTATGCGTTGCTTGTGTTCCAAGTAACTGTAGACGTTGATGTTGTTAGGTTGTCTGTATAGCGGACAGAGCAAGCAAACAGGAAGTATCCAGGCGTAGACGAACCGGGAGTTAAGGACCATCCATTCAATGCTGTTGGGGCAGTAAATGATCCGTCAGCCCATGTATACGTAGAGTTGCCAGCAGGAAAAGCAGTAGGAAGAACTGCTGCCCACTGATACAACTCAAGAAAAGCCGTTCTGCTTCCGTTTGCTCCGTTGGTTCCATCACTACCATCAACACCAGCAGCAGATATGGCATATGCAACAGTGGCATTCCATATGATGCTTGTTGTCGCAGTGACGTTGGTATCAGCATAGATAACTCGAGCCACCCATAAGGTTTCCCCAAGGATTGCTGCTTGAGGAATGATGCTCCACCCGTTAGCAACACCGGGAGTTGTGAACTGACCTGTTGCCCATGTGTATGTAGAGTTTCCTGATGGAAATACAGTCGGTGCTGATGCTGACCATATGTACATCTCAAGAATTGCAGTCCTTGTGCCGTTAGTTCCATCGCTTCCATTGTTGCCGTTGTTACCAGCAAAGCCAACAACAAAAGCAGTATTGGTGCTCCAAGTTACTGTAGATGTTGCAGAAGTGTTTGTATCTGAATAGCTGACAGAACAAGCATACAAGGTGTAACCGGGAGTAGCCGCACCGGGAGTTAAGGACCAAGAATTAGGCGTTTCTGGTGCTGTAAAAGCTCCATCAGCCCATGTATATGTTGAGGTTCCAGATGGAAACGTAGTGGGGGTAGTTGCTGCCCATTGATAAACCTCAAGGTAGGCAGTTCTTGCTCCATTTTGTCCATCAACACCAGCAGCAGATATTGGCGTTGAAGTAGCAACAGTCCAGGTGATAGAAGAGGTGGCAGATGTATTTGTGTCAGAAAAGATCTGACGAGCAATGTACAAATTCTGACCAAGTACAGGTGTTGGTGGAGACAAACTCCATCCATTCAATACTGCAGGAGCGGTAAATTGTCCTGTTGCCCACGTATACGTAGATGTGCCAGAAGGAAAGGAAGTTGGAGGTGTTGCACCCCATTGGTAAACATCCAGAATTGCTGTTCTGGTTCCGTTCAAACCATTGGTTCCATCTGTTCCATTAATACCATCTGTACCGTTGTAAGCAATAGCACGAATTGGGTTTGCTGTATTTGTCCAATCCAATGTGGACGTTGTTGTGGTGGCAGATACGTTTAATGGAACAGTAATGCTCCACAAAAAGTTGCCCGGGGTAGTGTTGCTAGGGGCCTCTGTAGACCACCCAGAAGGCGCTGTATATGCACCAGTAGACCAAGTGTAGGTAGAAGTGGTTGAGGGCCTTGTAGGAGGTACTGACGATCCTGTCCAAATGTAGATGGTCGGGAAAGCAGACATCAATCCGTTTGCACCAGCACTACCAGCAGCACCATCGTAGACAACAGGCAAGATTACCTGCTTGGACAATGGAGAAGTTAGATTTGATCCATTGACAGTCAAAGTGACGGTAACGCCAGTAGACGATGATGTTGGCGTGATAACAACTGAAGACGCTGTTGAACTGGTTGGAGTTGCACCAGAAATCGTCCAACTGTATGTTGGAGATGTGATGTTTGCTATGACAGCAGACAAAGTTGCATTTGCTGGAGTAAAAGCACCACCAGCATTTTGAGCAAACGCAGTAAAGCCAGTAATGTCTAAAGTTGGTCCGGGGCTACCGTTAGTGCCATCAGTGCCATCAGTGCCATCAGCACCAGCAGGACCAGGGTCAGTAAATACCAGTTGAACAGTAGCAACACCAGCTTGGGCAACAACACCTGAGTTGTTTTTGTAACGAACAGGAACGGTAATGTAAGCAGGGCTTGCTGACATTGCAGTTGGATTAGGCCACTGAGCATAATCACCAGCATCAGTTGGATCTCCAATGGTGATGTTGGTTTTGGAGATGTCAGCGTAGCCAGTTATTGAACTGTTACCAATACGCCATGTGCCATTAACAAAGTTAACAGCAGTATCTGTCTGAGCATCAACAAAAGGAACAACAGCACCAGCGTCTGTTGCATACATTGTTGGCGTAATGTTCGTAAAAACAGGTGCTAAAGGGGTTCCAGTTCTAGGAACCTGCAATGTGTTTGGCGTGAAGTAAGGAACAAAAGCTTCTGCAATGACAGGGATGTTGCCAGAGGTAACCACATCCAAGTCAATAGAAGATCCAGGATCCACAAGCCAACCAGCATCAGGAGCAGTAACAGAAACCTCAAACTGAATCTGCCTACCACCAGTGCTTACATACCAAAGAGATTTAGTTACACCAAAACCACCAGCAGCTTCATACCAAATGTAATCAGCAGGATTACTTGATTCAGCAGGATCGTTGTTATTGCGGAGTCCAAAGTACAGACGGTTTGTTGGACTGTTGCTGAAGTCAACAGAGCCATCAAAACTGTCGGCATACTTAACTGCCATGTATTTGTACAAGTAACCAGACACTTGACCAGTAGGCCCAATAACTTGGCCTGTATTGGGATCAGCAGATATGTTGGCCCCAAAATTTCCAAGCAAATAGTTAATTGCCTCAGAAATTTCTGAAGTGCTTGGGCTTGAATCAAGTGCGAATGGCATTAGAAAGCGTCCTCAACAATGGTTGCTTGCCAGTTTAACGCTGTTAAGTTCCATGTGTCAGTTGCATCATTAGATTCAACCTTGACAGATACTGTACGAACAGCATTTTGCTGAGTTGTTACCCAAGGGCTGTTAGTGTCAATTGATGTAATTCCTGATTGACCGTATGTCGGTGCTTGAGCAGTAGAGTTAGCACCACCCACAGAAATGTTGATAGCACCAGTACCAGAGATCTCAGGCAACAGTCTGTGTGTGTACACTTTAGAACTGTAAGGAATCGGACCTTTATCTGATTGCAAAACAATGTTGTTGCGTTCAAACAAAGCAGGAATTGGTGCTGAATTGATAAACGAGTTGCCAATGTTGGTCTGAACCAGCTTCTGATTAGCTACACCACCACGGGCATAGGTAACCACACGAGATGCCTTCTTGAACGATCCTGAGATGAACTGAGGGCCTTCAGCACCCATGCAAGCATTTGCAATGTCTTTAGGAGCATTCCAGATCTGCAAGTCATAGCGGTACGACAGCATCTTGTTGCAGTAACCAGTAGAAGTCAGGTCAGGATAGTAAATCTCGATCTGGTTCTTTTGAGTGTTGTTGACCATAAAGATACGGTCAGAGTAAGTTGTACTTAGGTTACTGTAAAAGTAATTCTTGACCTTTTGGTTGCCCAAGGATTGGAAGCTTGAGCCATCAAACATCCAGATATCACGAGCATCTACACCGTAGACATGTGTGTCTGCGTTTGACCAGCAGTTGTTGTTGATCAACCCACGACCCTGATTAAACAAACGAACACCAAATACTGGTGCTGTGGAGTTCTGGTAATTGATTGGAGAGAAAACTACTGTATCCCAATAGGAACAAGCGTAGAAGTTGCCACCAAAAACAAAGCCATCAACCAATGGTCCACGAACAGGAACTTCTTGTTCGTTAGCAACGTTTGAAAGAGTCGGCTCCCATGTTTCAGGGTAACCAGTCAAACCAAATGCTTGTGACCAACGTACAGTTGTCGGATAGTTGGTTGTGATGCCACCACTAACTTTAGTGATGTTGCCAGCAATCAGAATGTTGCCTACGTTTGGAGAGCAGAAGTTTCTGACAAACTCTGCAGTTGTCTTGGTAACTCCAGGCTCGTAATTCCATCCTGCATCTGCCGAATAGACAATCTCGGTTGATGTTGGCAAGAAATACATTGGGTTGTTCAATGTATCGTTAATGAAGAAAACACCACCGACTACAGAAACAGTGATGTTTAGATCAGCAGCGTATCCAGCAAGGGAAACACTTGGGTTTGCACCAACACCGGGGGTGATGTTGCTGATACCAGAAGAGGTAAGCATGTACCACCTACCCTGACTAGAAGAGTCTCTGGTGGCAACGATGTAAACCCATTGAGCTTCAGAACGATACCCACCTTCCATGAAGATAGGCTCGTTAGGGATGACACTCAGAATCTCTTGTTCACCAAAGATCTTTTTAATACCACGAACATCAGTCTCTACGTTAAGCCCACTGTTATATTCATTTGTACCCAGCGCATTACTAGGAACGTCCGGGGTGAAGGACACGCCTATAAATGGTGTTCGGATTCTTTGGTAATCAGACATCAGGCACTCCAAGGCGTACCTGTAGCTGTCACAGGGTTCTTCTGCAACTCAATGTTCTGAGCCAGAGCAGCTTCGGTGGCATCTTTGTCAACACCGCTGTCCCAACACCATTGCAAAACTTCTGCTTCGGTGACTTGGTTGTAGGGAATCGTAGGACTGCCATCAGCCCATGAGCAGGTTGAATAGATGGAGGCTGTGTAGTCTCCGTCAACAGCAGAAGCTGTCCAATGGGCGGTCGTGATGAAGCCATTGGAGACTTCGTAGTTGGTTTGGGTGATTGTCCAAGTGGTGGTCATGATGATTTCCTTTCGGGGGTTAAAGATTGGCGGCATCCAAACGTGCCTTGAGTGAGTTGATGATGGCTTGCTGCTCTTGGATAGCCGCTGTCAATGTAGCCACTAAGAAGCTGGTGTCAATGCCTTGGTACTGTGGCTTGCCTTCAGCGTCCACTGCGTCTTTCTCGCCTGTTACGCACTGAGGCACAACTTCAGCAAGTTCGTGAGCAATGAAGCCTTCACCGTCAGAGCCATCAGCGTTCCACTTGTATGTGCAAGGCTTGAGCAATGCCACCTTTGCCAATGCGCCTGTCATTGGGGCAATGGTGTTCTTCAGGCGGTAGTCGGAGGAGGTGTTGTAAGAGGTTGAAGTTGTCGTGACATCAATTGAGCCAACATCACCAAATCCCCCACGGTTAAAACGAACTAACTCGCCATCATTGCTTCTTCCAAAAATACCAGCCGGGCCACCATCACGGTAAACAACAATTGTGCCGACAGGTTGAACTTCAAAGCCGACCGTTGTATCACCAGTAGCAGTTTTCCCCACCAGCAAGTTACCGCTGGAGTCGATACGGGCGCGTTCATTACCATTACCAGTAGAACCATTGCCAGTAATGAAACAAAGATTTACTCCCGTTTTTGCAACTATCCCAACATCAGTAGCACCAAAATCCGAGTCTTGTCCAACTTGATTTGAAATCCAACCAGATGCTTTTAAATATCTATTAGCGGATGCAACAGTTTCTATGTTTCCAGCCACACTAAGTCTGGCAGTAGGACTTGTAGTGCCAATACCGAGGTTGCCGGAGGAGTCGATCCTCATGCGCTCCACTGCGTTGCCTGTTGTTGCAGCAGTGTTAAAAGTCATCGGGCCAACAAGCAAACTGCGGAGGCTAAAGGTACTGTTTGTACCGTCAACAAGAATGTCGCCGCCAGTATTTGCTGTTCCGTTTCGCTGAAGCAACAATTGAGTAAATTGCTGCCCACCGTTGTCAAGCAAAAACCCTGTCGCATCACCGCCAACAACATGAAGTTTTTTTGTGGGCGAACTCGTCCCAATACCGAGGTTGCCGGAGGCGTCGAGACGCATCCGTTCTGCGGGGGTTGCTAAAGAACCATTTGTAGCCGTGCCAAAAGCTAACGCTGTTGCGCCAGTTGTGCCGTTTTCCGAAACTGCTGAAATACGGGCGTACGTAGTTGATGGCCCCCAATCCGCATTGTTCAAGTGAAAACCGATAGTGGCTTGATTCCCCGTTGCACCAGTTGCGCTGTTAAAAACAGAAATTTGTTCTGTGCTGAAGTCGGTTGCGCCAGTTAAGTTGCGAAGAACGGTCAGCCTCCCGGTAGGCGAACTCGTCCCAATACCCAGACCTGTGCTGGTCAGGCGCATTCTTTCGGAGCCGCCAGTGTCGAACCATAGCGATGAAGTATTATCTGAGGAAATCCTTGCGTATTCTGTGGCGGCAGCGTTGGCGTGCCAACCAAGGTAGCCAAGCGCATCTGATGCACGACCACGAATTGAAATAGCACCACCAGAGCTAACTCCCACAACTTCAATACGATTGCCAATAGCCGCAGAACCCGCACCAACAATCAAGCGGTCAGCAGAATCAAAGACTAGCGCAGACCCAGTGGTCAGGACTTTGGAAGCATTCAGGAAAGAAACGCCGTTGGCTGTGCCGCCGTTCAACGTCACTGTGCTGGAGGTGGTCAAAGCAGCAATGTTGGCTGTACCTGTCAAATACAGATTACGCCAAGCATGAGCATTTCTACCAAGGTCATATGCGTTATTGGTAGAAGGATCAATGTCTGAATTGACACGAGCGTTGAAACTTACAGTATCAGAGTTGCTGCTGCCAAGAATGGTGTTGTCATTGACAGTTAAATTGGTAAAAACACCTGTATTAGGTGTTGTGCCACCAATAGCAGGAGGAGCAGACAAATTAAGCGTACCACCCAAAGTCAAGTTGCCCGAGGTAGTGACAGTACCAGTCAATGTCAGGCCGCTAACAGTACCTGTACCGCTAACAGAAGTTACTGTTCCCAAGGGGTTAGCAGCCCACGATGTATCAGTGCCGTTTGTTGTCAGGTACTTGCCGCTGTTACCTGTTTGCAAAGGCACAAGAGCATTAAAGGCAGCATTAGCTGTTGTTTGACCTGTACCACCGTTAAGGAGGCTCAATGTGCCACCTAGGGTAATAGTTCCTGCAGCCGTAATAGGACCACCAAATGTTGTCAAACCAGTTGTGCCACCAGATACATCAACACTAGTAACAGTACCAACACCACCAGCAGAAATCCACTCTACATCACTTGCAGAAGGGTTCAAGGCCAGAACTTTACCTGCATTACCTGCGTAAGAAGGCAAAATCCAATCAGGGCCCAACAACTGAACAGCACCAAGGGTCAGATCCACACCGTTGACGTTAACGCTGTCGTTTACCAGGGCAGAGTTAGGAATGTTGGTCAGGGTGTTAGCAGATCCGCTGATTGACTTGTTTGTCAGTGTCTGTGTGTCAGTCAAACCAACAGCACCAAGGTTTATACGTGCATTAGCGGCTGTAGAAGCCCCTGTACCACCATCAGCAATAGCTAAGTCAGTAATGCCAGTAATTGAGCCACCAGTGATTGCTACGTTGCTTGCAGCTTGTGTGGCAATAGTGCCAAGGCCAAGGTTTGTGCGAGCATCAGCAGCAGTTGTAGCACCTGTACCGCCATTGGCGACAGCAACAGTACCAGATACGTTACCAGCAGTGCCAGAAATGCTGCCTTGGATTGTTTCGCTGAAGGTCTTAACGCCACCAATGGTTTGGTTGTTTACAAGGTCAACAAGGTTAGATCCTGTCAGTTGGACCCAAGCCCCTGATTGCTTGTTGTACAGGCTTTGAGGAGTTGTACTGGTGTTGATATACAACTGACCATTCAAACCAGTTCCAGAAGAAGGTACACCAGCACCTGTAAGGATAGGCAAGCCAGAGCCTGTCATCAATCCTGGTACTGACCATGTAAGCGTAGTTGCATTGCGAGAATCAACAACAGCAATAGAAACCCACACTTGGTTTACAGGGGCTGGAGGAGGAGATACCACCCAACCACTAGGTGCTGTACCAGTGTTGTTTGTAAAGCTCCAAGAACCCCCTGTAGGAGTTGCAGGAGCAGTTGCTGAATCTTGAAAGATGAACCATTCAAAATAAGTACCGCCAGAAGCAGCACCAATGCCATACAAACCAGTGGATTCTGATGAAGATCCGTAAAGGCTACCTGTTGCCATGTTTATTCCTTTGACTTAAAAGACCAGCCTTCTTTTGGCGGGTAAGTTTTTACAAAATTGACCAGTTTTTCTTTATAGCCTTTGCAACGAGCGCGGACTGTCCTTGTGTCAATTTTATGGTGTTCTGCGGCTTCACGGCAGGTATCAAAAATGCCATCTGGAGTAATCCAGACGCCTTTCCAATTTGGATTTTCTGTTCCAGTATTTGCAAGACTAAATTTAATGCTTTTTCTGCGTTTTGTGCCTTTTTGAGAGGCGCTCATTTTTGCCAATGACTCTGGTTTGTGTTTTTTGCCAAGCCAATGTTTTGATCCAGAAACCCCTTGACCTCCAGCCGTCATGTTGACTAGTGGCTGTTTTAAATCTCTGCCACATAAGATCAGCAATTTTTCATGCTCTAAAGCCTCTTCATGAGTAGGCCAATAAGCAAGAATTTCTATTTTGTAGCCATCTTTTGCAACTTCATGCCATTTTTTATTTCTGCAATTTTTTGTATAAGCACGCTCTCTTGCTCCTTTACCGTAGTAAAAGATTTGATTTGTACTTTCAGAAATATGGCAATATGTGTAATGCATACTATTTGAAGCTGTAGCGGTAATTGCGGGGTTGAAATTCGCTTGTTAGGTGCTGGTCTCCACCGCGCCATTTTCCACGATAGTTCTGATCTTCAATCAGACCATACGAATCATCAAATCGAGCAAGCCACTTCTGTGCTTCCTCTGTGTTTTTGTTCTTGTCATAGTACGCTTGCAATGTGCCGTACATATAACCCTCTGGGAATGAAGCCAAGATCCCGTTGCTTTGAACAATAGGGTTTGTTGCGTCACCAGTAGGGCTGAACAAGAATGGGAATGTCTTTTGGTAATACGCCTTGATGATGACGTTCTCACCAGGGTTTGGCGTAAACACGTAGTTAGGACCAACCTCAGAGAAAGAAGCCCTGATAACCCTTGGCACACCAAATGGACGGATGTACAACTGATCAATCATCCTGCGCCGAATGATCTCTCGGTCACCAACACGGTCATACACAATCCAAGGACCAAGGTTAGTGCCTTCATACTGCTGGTTGCTAGGCTGACTTTCTTGGAAGAACAGAATAGGGAAAACCATGTCTGCAGGGATTGGAGACATCCCTTTGGCATCTGTAATCAAAACAGATGGAGTGGCATCATCGTAGGGGTTTGAACGCAAAGCAGGAAGCTCAATCGTTCGCATCTTCAACTCACACAACTGAATGCTTGCCATGATCTCAGCAGTTGACTGAGATGGAAGCTTCAAGATTGCTGTTGGGAACGTCAGGTTATCCCAAACACCATCTGGGTCACTGACTGTTACTGATGTGCCGCTTACGCTAAGAACAGCAGTAAATGGGAGCATGGTGCTCACACCAATAAAGTCACCAGGGACAATGCTAGATGCAGCAGAAGCCGATGTGGTGATGACCGAGGTTGTGGTGTTGTAGGCAGATGCAGTGATGGACAATGCAGAAGGAATCGCTCCTACCCACTGAGCTATACGACTAACCAACGTATTAGCGGATTGAATAAAGAGCGACATGGATTGTCCTTATTTGGTCGGTATTGCAGGATTATACGGAATAGGGATCTTTCCGCTAGGGTGGCAAACGAAATCAGAGTAATACTCGTTGACGATTGCATAGAACAAAATCTTGTCCTTCTTTTCTTGCTTAATCAACTCCCAAGGACGGTTGTTAAACCACTTGGAACTGATCTCATGGGCAAAACATTTGGGTAGCTGCATCATGTGAGCAGTACCAGCAAAGAATGGATTGTCAGTGCCGTGAACCTTGTAAAACTCACGCTGCTGTTTGCAAAACTCTCTTACGTTCTCTACGTTTTTTTGTTCGTATTGAACATATCGATTGCCATCAATAGCACCTACCTTGTAGTTGATATTGTCGGTTTTGAAAGTTTGTGACCAAGTACCAGACTTGACCTCATTAAAGAGTTTGTCGTTGTGACGGAATACACCATCAACGCCAGCTTCAAGAATACCCTTTGAATAGTATTCTTCGTTAACTTTTACTTCATCATCGTTCATTGCTTTCTCCATGCTTTACCAAAGGAACCCCTTTCGGAGTCCCTTCAGAAAAGCCCCGGAGGGCTTAAATCAGGCCAAGTAACGCTGGCACTGAGCGGATGGACGAGGAGCAGTCACAGCTGCACCAGTTGGGCTGATGTTAGCCAACACAGCAACACCTGCTGGGTTACGAACAATCAGTGTACCTTCCATGATGTACTGGTCCAAAGAAGCGTCAGCAGAACTGAACACTTCGTTGTTTGGACCCAGTTCACGCAAGCTACCCCACTGGATAACGTCAGGGTTCAGGAACAGGGCAGAAGTGTTGTCTGCGCCTGTCGAGTCCATAACCCAAGAGTCATCGATCTGGTAGGTGTAGTTGAAGTCACCTTCGTAAGTACCAATCGTGTCGCCCTTGTCAGCAGGGTTAAAACGGTTGATCGAACGGCTGGTAGGCATCATGTCCGAGATGTGAGTACGCATGGAAGTGGGGACAACCATGTTCGTAATCTTGGCATTGAAACGCTGTTCAGCAGTGGTAACCAATTGCTTGTACAGGAATGGGCTGAATTGCTGCAGCGTCACGCCAGACGAGAAGGTGAAGTAACCCAGGCCAGCATTGGACAACAGGCCGTTGAAAGGCTGGTTGGTTGCAGTGGCAGAAGTCACATCGTTACCATCGCTGGTAGCCAAGTTCAACACAGCAGTGCCATCTGTCTCGTTGCCCGAACGTGTACCAGCGAACGAGTACAGCGAACCGAAACGGCGACCGTTGTTTGGCGATGCACCTTGAGTAGCAGCTTGGCCGCTGTACTTGATAGAAGCGCCATCGGCACGAACCATCTGAAGTTCAACGTCAAACATGATCTCAGTCAATTGCTTGACTTCTTGGTAGGCTTGTGGATCGCCACCAGCTTGCTCAACAGCACGGGCAGTACCTGTAGCACCAATGACGGTGGTAAAGATCTGTGTGTAGTTACCGCAGTTAGCACGGGTGTTGTCAGCAGCTTGCGATGCAGCAACAGCAGCGCCTTCCAGCTTGGCGTTCAAGGCTGGGGTGCGATAGAAGTCAACAGGCCAGATGTGCAGAGTCGAATTGACTTTGCGCTTTTTGGACATAGCCATGTTGGTCAGGGGGGTACGGTCTTTAACATAGTTAGAGACAGTCATATCGAGGTCTTTGACCACGATGTCGGTGGTATACGAGCCGTTGCCGTTACCGAGGTTTGCAGAGGTGATGGTAGCCATTTGAAACTCCTGTTTAACGCTTGCGTTTGTTTGCTGCAAGCATGGTTGCTAAAAGATCGCGTGCTGCATTCTTATCGCCGGACTTAGCTTGCTTTTGAAGTTTTTCCATCTCGTTATCTGGAGCGGTTTTGGCCTTTGCAACTGGACGACTAGCAGCAGCTAGAGATCCACCAGCATTCTTGACCTTAGGCCCTTCTCGGAACTTCATTCCATCCCGAATCAGACCCAACAGAAATTCATCACTGGAAACCAAATCAATGTTTGGCACACCAGGAACAAACGTACTGTTTGCACCTTTCCAGTCCTTGCCAAGCTTCTCACGAATCTCGGAAAAGACAGCCTTATTGCTCAACTCTTTATCAGTAAACGACTGTCTGGCTTTCTCCAAGGTTTCTTGGACCATCGCAGAACGATGCTGATAAAACTGTTCAACCTTAGGCCGATTCGCCTTAATGAACTCAGACTTTTCTTCAATCAATTGAGCATTCTGTCGCATTGCTGCTTCAGCTTGGCTCTTTTGAGCAGGATCAGTCGTGTTCTGATAGATTTGCTGCCATTGCTGGTTATATTGTTGGATGGTAACTAGCTCATCAGCAGCAGTCTGCAACTGAGGAACGATTGTTAACTCCAACCCTATCTGCAAACCATCAAGTTCACTCTTGCGTTTCGATTCATACTCTTCAAAATCTGCTTTTTCAGCTTTAAGCTTACGAGCATTTTCATGGATAGCACTACCTTGACCCAGAATAGAAGCTGCCCGTTCTGCTGTTAACTCTACAAAGCCGCCT